ATAGTTCTTCTACTGGTTCTTGTGGTGGAACTTCCCATGTATAAACATCAAAGTATTCTATTAGACTAACTGCAACCAAACCATTTGACTGAAGCTCTAAGGCTTCGACCCTGCATATCTTTCCATTAAATCCCAATCCTGCATAAGTAAGATCAACGATGTCTCCCACATTGAGTTTATACATCTCAGGAGTACCTAAGAACTGAATTGTGGTCTGATTCCTGCTTCTAGTTAAAATAGCTTTTGCCATGTTGTAAGCAATATAAGGATCAGATATGTAAGGAAACTCTGCTTTAATTTCTAATACCTCACCATTATCATCAGAAGTATAATTGGGCGATGCATCATGCAAGACTGTGGCTGTGTCTAGCTCATACTTTTTATTAGCATTGAAGAACTCAACAATAACCTTATTTGCCTTCTTGTCTTTATCTCCATAATCAACAGATATGCCACCATCAGCAATAATATGATCATCGGTAATGCTAAAAGTTGATGAGCCTGTATCTTCTATTGAAAGCTCATATTTACCATCTACATAAAGAAAAATGCCCCTCATATTAGCAAGAAGCTCTTTAGCGTTATCCATTACATTTTTATTTGTATCTAAATAACCATTACATTGAAATCTTGAAACTTTTGCTAAAGAAGAACCTGCTTCTTCTGTATATGTTGAGGTAAAAAGATCATTAATGTAAACCAAATATTCTGCATCTTCATTAAAAAATTCATTTCTGTGAACATCTTTAATCTCTGCTTCTGTAATTACACCATCACCATTAGCATCATAAATACTTAATGTTTCTCCGATTTTGTTTTGCCACCAATTTTGATTCTTAAATGTTCCATCTATTGAAAGAAAATCATTTCCAGAGCTTGCACTAAATGTTGTATTTACAGCAGAGCCATTAAAATAAGGCTGATCAACCAAAGTATCGCAAACATTAGCAGCAGAGCTGAATGTAGGCATATTAATTTGTGAAGATGTTAAGCCTTTACCATAAGTATCATTGGTTATGTAATCAAGAAAACATAACGCTGGATTGTTGGAATGCTTATAAGTGGAAACAGTGCCAAATGTTTGTGTATTGTCTCTAGGATCAAAAACTTTCTTTCCTCTGACCTGTACTGTCAATTGTGGTATGCCTGACCACATTCCCTCTTTATCATAGCCATAGTGTGCTGCTATGTAACAAACTCCATCCAGTCTATGTGCTGAAGTCCAATTAGGCATAGATGCAACAAGCATGGGGTCTGCTGTTTGTGATGCAGCTCCATGATGTAAATTAAAAACATATCTATATCTTGATGTTGGGTCTGTGCCAAAAGTTCCAGCAGTTAGCTCTACTCCAAGACCATTTTGAGATGCTGTATTTAAAGAACCTGAGCCAGAAGATATCTTGTCTGATCCAATGTAACCACCATCTCTAAACCTTGCTGGATCAGTTAGTGGATTGCCATCAAGTTCAATTGTTCTACCTAAAATCTCATCACATTCACCAACTGAAAGAGCATAAACAACATATAAATCTCTTGAATCATTATCACTAACATCCATATATATTATTTGTGCACCAACCCTTCTTGTGCCATATATAACAGGAATCTTGCCACCAGCAGAAGTCTTGTTAGCTAAGATGTCTTGACCCTTTGCAAGCATTTGTCTTGCTTGCAAATATCCCTTAACACCAACTGCTAAAGTTATTGCAGTAAATATATATTGTATTTTTTGTAAGGTGTCGGCTGCTTGATATGCCTTATAAACATCTGTAAAAAATTTTACTACCTTATCCCAAACCATTATTGACCCCACCTAACATTTTCTTTTACTTGGGTAGCAAACTCCATACCCCTATCACCAGAGCTAAAAGATTGTTGAGATTCATCTGAATAATGTATGCCTTTTGTTAAGTTCCAGTTTGCCCAATGAGATGCAACAGTCATGCTTAAAGTGGAACTATTAAAATCTTCCCTAATTGCTACATTTCTTATTTGACCTGTAAAAAAATTAATTGCACCCACAATTGATTCATTTGTATCAAAATAAGCTAAATATATTTCTACTTCTTTAGCAGTAAATGATCCATCTTGAACCAATGATCGAACTTGATCTGTAATATTGGAAAATGTTAACTGAATTTCATTAACTTGGAGTTGACCTGTTTCTGTTGTCGAATCAACAGATAAAAAAGAGCCACCAGCTTCATAACTATTAGAATCATAAGTAACATCAGAATACCAATCTGTTAATCTAATAATAGGAGACAATCCAAGCTCAACTAAAAAAGCTGTCTTAGTGGCTGTGGATGATACTTGTGTTTGTAAAGCAGCAGATAGACTTCTAGGCATTAGGTAATAACCTCTCTAACGTCAAATGAAATGCTGTAAAAACCACTAGCATCTGTTGAATACATGATTTCATTGTTTTCAAGATATACAGTAAAGCTAGGTTTATTTACAGTAACAGCTTCATTATCTGCAAGAGATGCTACTAAATTTGGAGATATGGTTACTGTGGCTGCTCCACCTGATGCATTAGCATCTTCAGATACCATGTACACCTTAGAATGATTGGCAAACTTAATATAATCTCCAGCCTTTAATGCTCCAGTTGTTTGTGAAAAACCATCCATTGCTATGGTGTTATCGCCAGAGGTATGAGCCCCATTAACAACTATATCTGTTTCTGATTTGCTTGCACCTAAATTGTCTAATGGTGCTTGAATAGTAAAGTCCTCAAAAGAACCTTTTTGCTTTTGTAAAAATGCAAATATCTCCTGTGCTTTTTCTTGTTGTAAAGGTGGCATCCCTACTGTAAAAGAAAAATATTGTGAGCCTATTTGTCTTACTTGTTTTTTACCAGATAAAGTCTGGTTCAAAAGCGTTGGTCTGTTATCTTTAAAATTTAAAGTTCTAAAGTTAGGGTCTGTTGGAAATTGACCAGACATTTACACAACCCCCATCTTGCCTTGATTATTCATGGCGTTGTTTATGATTGATGTTATCAATCCTTTTCTTGATGCTAATAATTGATCAAAGCCAGCAGCATCAACTGTTGATATGTTGAAGTTGACTGTAGTGCCCATGCCTTGACCTTTTGTATGATCAATAATAGTTTCATTAGGATGTAGTATAGCTGGGAATCCACCCTTACCATCTACACCACCTGCTCTAGCACCCATACCTGTATAGCCACCACCATCTCCGCTTGGTATTGAGGTTGGTATGTTTAAATTTGATTTTATGTCAGCAACCGACATTCCACCGCTACTAAACAAGCTTCCAAATCCTGCAAACATTTTATCAATTATTAATTTTTGCACAGCAATTCTTATCAACTCTCTTACCACGCTTGTTGCAAAATCTTTAAAACTGGCTTTACCATTTTCTAAGAAATCTGTAGTTAATTTTGTAAGTCCATCATATGACTTTTGAAATACACCCTGCATTTCTTCTTGCATGGTTTTTATGTTTGTGAAGAAATCTTTGTAACCTTTCTCAGCATCCATTAAAAATTGTTGAAGTGCTGTTAAAGGAGTAGCTCCTGTGCCACCACTTTCTTTCTTTTTATTTGGGTCTCTACCAAGCAAAATATCCATAAAAGAAGGTACTTTTATTTTTTCAAAAACTTTATTTGTTCTTTCTTCTATTCTATTGCCTATAGCAGATATTTCAGCATCTAACTCTTTATCCTTTTTCCCAAAACTAAACATTTTTTGAAATGTTTTCCATTTAATAAGAAATCCATCTATTATATTGGGAAGTGATTTTTGAAAAATATAACGAAAGCCATTTACTATTTCATTTCTAAATAAATATAAAGTAGATATAAAAGCAACCACAGCAGTCGTAATCCTAACAAACGGATTTGCTTGTAACGCAAGATTAATCCCCAAAATTCCAGCCTTTACCTTTGGAAGTGCCAAAATTAAAGCACCTAATGCTGGAATAAATAAAACATCTAAATTATTAGCCACCTTCCCAATAGCAGCAGATAGAGTAGAAAATCCATTGGTTGCTTTTTGAACATCTCCAATAATAAATTGAAAATTATTTCTTAAAGCTACACCAGCTTGCCCAAGAGTCATGGGCATTTTTGTTATTTGCTCGTTTGTCTCTTTCATACCAGCAATCAAAATTGGCATGACAGTTTCTGCTGTTAATTTACCAGCATGACCAAACTCTCTAAGCTCGCCAATAGTCATGTTAAGACCTTCTGCTAACATCTTGGTAAGAATGGTATTGTTTTCCATTACCGACCTAAGCTCATCTCCTCTCAGAGCTCCTGAAGCAAGACCCTGTGCTAACTGTCTAGCAGAGTTATTGGCTTCTTGAGCATGAGAACCAGCAATAATAAATGTATTTGCTACTGTTTGAGTTGCGTCAGCAACGTCTTGTTGAGTTGCCCCTAAATGCTCTGTTGCCAAAGCAAGACGTGTATAAAGCATAGCCACAGCATCAAAGTCTGATCTGGAATCAGAAGCTATTCTTCTCATGTGATTCATAGCTTCTGCTGTTTTTTCAGCACTGCCAGTTAAGGCGTTCATTCTGTTTTCTACGCCAATCATAACGTTGGCAGCTTCAACTATTTCTCTAACACTAAATGCAGCAGCAACCGCACCAGCAAGTCTTTTTATTTGTTGATTTGCTTGGTTGGTACTTTTGTTAAAACTATCAAAAGCCTTTTTAGATTTATCATTACCAAATATTGTTATATATAAAGATGATTTACCCATTGCTCGCATTTTTTTCTTCCTTTATTTCAAGATAAGCCAACCAGCCCTGAAATTCCTCAACAGTAATCTCTTCAATTTCTGCTAAGGTTTTATTTAACTTTTCAGCTAAAGCATACTTTATGTATAGCTGCTTATCCTCTATTACTTTTTTTTAATTTCTTCCTGTGAAATATTATTCATCATTTCACTAGAAACTCTAATTAATACATCCCTATCTACCCTCTCCAATAAGGTTTTCTTATCAGCGATAGTAAATAACTTTTCGCCAGCCTCATCTAATGCTTTGTAAATTAAAACATAAGCCAAAAGCTGAACGTCATCATCTTGAGCCATTTTCATGAACTTAGAAGTCTCTGAAAGAGTTATGGGTCTACAATAAATCTTTAATGGATTATCGTCATCATCACCCCATTCAGGGACTTCTATAATTCTTGTTTCTATGCTATCAAAATGCTTCTTTGCGTTATCTATTGCTGACATTTTTATACAGTGCTTTCTGTTAGAGCACCATTGCCTTGAACTGAAATACTAGCTTCAACTAATCCATCAAATGATGCAGTTCTTGAAACGCCAGTTACAATGGCTGAACCAGAGTAATAAGTATCACCAGAAGTATCACCTTCAGGATAGAAATTTAAAGTTACTTCTGATCCAATGCTTAAAGCACCTTGACCTGATGCATCAGTTTCATCCCAAAAAACATCCAAGCTTCCTGAGAAGTTTGTTAATGATGGTTTATAAGTTCTAGCAGAATCACCCATTGAAGTATCTTCTAAAGTATCAGCAGATTCTTCGATTGAGTAAGACCTTATTTCAGCTACAGCATTTGA